ATGGGATGGTATTTCCGATTTAAACATAAATGGAACTTTGATTCAAATAGAGGAAGAAGAAATATGTTCAATAGGTTCTTCTTACAATCAAAATTCTATTCCTAGATTCACGCCTCCTCCATATGTTCCTCCTGTCGTTTCTTGGACAGCATATCAATTTTTAAATCGCTTTACTTACCAAGAGAGAGCAGCATATCGCTCTGCTGCCTCTACTGATGATTTGGTGGCTGATTTTATGGGTCTTGCTCAAGCAGCACAGGAAATAATTAATAATGATCCAGTGACTGTTGCAGGAATCGATTATCTTGTTACAATAGGTGTCTTGACTGAACAAAGAAAAAATGAAATATTAGGTTATGCTTAAAATATTCCAAACAAGTCCATATGCAATATTTCCAAAATTTAGCACACAGCAATCGGCCTGTTTTGATATATCTGCCTGTTTAAAAGGTAATTCGATTCAAATATTTGGTAAAGAAAGTGTTCGTTGGTCTAACGAAGAAATCTATCTTTATTCTGGAGATAGAGTAGCCGTTCCAACAGGACTCATACTAGATATTCCTGAAGGTTATTCTGTTCGACTTCATCCCCGTTCTGGTTTGGCGCTTAAGAACGGAATTACTATGGCAAACTGCGAAGGGATCATCGACTCGGATTATGTCGATGAACTCAAGGTAATCATAGTGAACAACGGCGGAGAACCATTTGTGATAAAGCACGGTGATCGTATTTGTCAAGGAGAACTCGTTAAAACACTTGACTATACGCTAGAACAGTGCTATACTAAACCAGTTCAGAAAACTGATCGTAATGGTGGATTTGGTTCCACAGGAGTGTGATATGACCCGTGACGAGTTGCTAGATCATCATATGAAACTTTGCGCCGAAGCAAGAGAATTGATGAAAGCAAAAAACAAAGATTATGCAGGGAACGAAGGAATCGAACCTTTTGCCAACTTTACCCGTGTCGAAAGCATGGGGATCTGCAAGACGGAACAGGGATTTATGGTTCGTCTTACAGACAAGATGAGTAGATTGAGTTCATTCATTCGCGCTGGCAAGATGCATGTAGCCGATGAATCTTTTAAGGATACTTGCATAGATGTCATTAACTATATGGTACTTCTGTCTGCTTATATTACAGACAAAGATGGTGAAAAGAAACAAGAAGATACAAAAGAAACTACCCTTTTTATTGAGCCGAGACTTCTGAACGAATCTCCTTATCTCAACATGGGTTGCTGCAAGAACAAAAAATGATATTTTACACTCACGCCTTTGTGCGCGGAGAAAAGATCCTTTGTCGTGGATACAAGTCCTCGAATGGATCTTTTGTTCGTTCGACCATTGTAGAAAACTACAATCCATATCTCTACTGGCCTTCTGATAAGAAGACAGATTGGAAGACCTTGGAAGGTAAGTATGTTGATCGTATTGACTTTGGTTCAATACGAGAATGCCGTGAGTTCGTAAAGCAATATGAGGATGTGAATGGAGTAGAGATCTATGGAAACACAGATTTCACTTACACTTTCATTCACGATCAGTTTCCTGGCGAAATACAATACAACCCTTCGGCTCTCAAGGTGTGCTACTTGGACATCGAAGTGGAGTGCGAAGATGGTTTCCCTACGATTGAGAAGTGTGATCAGAGAGTAAATGTCATCACGATGCGCTTCGTGCAGGGAGACAGGGAGAAGACATACACTCTGTGTCTTGGTAATGCCAAGAAGATGACTGAAGATCACACCGTTATTGACTACGAAGAGGAGGACGAACTTCTTCAAGCATTCGTTGCTCTGTGGCGAGACGAGGATTGTGATATTGTCACTGGTTGGAACATTCAGTTCTATGACATTCCATATCTTCTTGCCAGAATAGAGAAGGTGCTAGGTGAAGGTGAGTCGAAGAAACTTTCTCCTTGGGAAACACTCAAGACTCGCATAGTTACGGCGATGCAGAAGGAGCATACCGTATACGACATCGTTGGTATTGCCACGATGGATTACTTCGATCTGTATCGTAAGTTCACTTTCGTCACACGCGAGTCCTACAAGTTGGATCATATCGCATCTGTTGAACTTGGAGAGAACAAGATTTCATACGACGACTATTCCAACATTCAGGAGTTCTACAAGAAGGACTTTGCCAAGTTCGTAGAGTACAACTATATTGATGTTGAACTTGTCGTTAAGTTGGAGAAGAAACTTCGCTTGTTGGAACTGGGTATTGCTCTTGCATACAACGCCAAGGTAAACTTTAATGATGTGTTCTCTCAGGTTCGCACTTGGGATGCCATCATCTATCACTATCTTTCTGATCGCAACATCGTCATTCCTCAGAAGAATGCCGAGGAAAAGGAAGAGCAGTTTGCTGGTGGTTATGTAAAGGATCCACAGACAGGAATGCACAAATGGATTGTGTCATTCGACTTGGATTCTTTGTATCCGCATCTTATTATGCAATACAACATCTCTCCCGAGACAAAGCATAAGAATCCTGTTTACAGCCGTGGAAGCGTGTCTCCCGACTCCATACTTCGTATGGTGAGTGGTGAAAACACAAGAACATTTGTAGATCCTAAAGAATACTTGAGTGCTGCCGAGAGAGATGATCTGTCCATCGCGGCAAATGGTGTTGCTTTCCGCAAGGATAAGCAGGGGTTTCTTGCATCGCTAATGGAGAGTATGTACGAAGAGCGCAAGCACTACAAGAAACTTATGTTGGAATGTAAGAGAACTCTGAAAGAGAAGAAGGATACACTCACAAAGCAGGAAGTCGAGCAACTGAACAACGATATTTCCAAGTATCATAACTTTCAGTTGGTTCGTAAGATTCAACTTAACTCTGCTTTCGGTGCTGTAGGAAATCAATATTTCAGATATTATGACCTTGATCTTGCGGAAGCAATCACCATTTCTGGTCAGTTGTCTATTCGTTGGATTGAGAAACACTTGAATGACTTCCTCAACAAGACTTGTCAGACAACAAATGAAGACTACATTATTGCCAGCGATACAGATTCTGTTTACATCTGTCTTGACAAGTTGGTAGACAAGATTTATCCTGCTGGTGTTCAGCCACAGGAATATCAGAAAGTCGTAAAGTTCTTGGACAAGGCTTGCAAGTCGTCTATCACCCCTTTTATTCAAAAGAAGTATGAAGAACTTGCCGTGTTGATGAACGCATATCAGCAGAAGATGAACATGAAGCGAGAGTCTATTTCCAACAAGGGGATATGGACTGCCAAGAAGAGATATATGCTTAATGTGTTCATGGGTGAAGACGATGTTCTTCTCGACAAGCCAGAACTTAAGATCATGGGTATCGAAACCACAAGATCGTCTACTCCACAGATAGTGCGTGATGGACTCAAGAAAGCAATCGACATTCTTATGAATGCTGATGAGAATACTCTTATTTTCTTTGTGGAGAAGTTCCGCGAGCAGTTCAATAAGTTGCCAGCAGAGAAGATTGCCTTTCCTCGCAGTTGCAGGGGGATGCTAGAATATGCCGATGCAAACACAATTTATCGCAAGTCAACTCCCATCCATGTCAAGGGATCTCTTCTGTACAATCATGCCATAAAGCAGAAGAAGTTGCAGAAGAAATATCCTGTCATTAAGGATGGTGAGAAGATCAAGTTTGTCTATCTCAAAGTTCCAAATACTATTGGTGACAGAGTTGTTTCTTTTCTAGGAAGCATACCGAAGGAACTTGATCTTGAGCGTTTTATCGACTATAATATGCAGTTCGAGAAGAGTTTTCTCGAACCTCTGACCACTATCACAAATGTGATTGGTTGGAAGCACGAAAAATCAAATACACTGGAGTCCTTGTTTGGATAAACTAAAATATGAACATTATGCTATTATTCTTGGTGTTCTTGAGAGAAAACAAGCAGATCTCCTGTCCACTATAAAAGAAATCAATAAGAGAAAAGATGTTAATATCGACACATATGAAAACTATGTTGGCGAAGCAAATTCTATAAAAGAAGTTATAGAAGCGGTCAAAAACAACATGAAAGGATTGAAGTGATGGGCATTCTAGACAAACTTAAGAAAAATTCTACAATCAAGGACTCCGAAGTACTGTCCTCTTCCAAGTTCTTTACCAAGAAGGATATGATTCAGACCACAGTTCCTGTGATTAATGTCGCACTGTCTGGTCGTTTGGATGGTGGGTTTGTTCCTGGCATCACCATGTGGGCTGGTCCTAGCAAGCACTTCAAGACTGCATTTTCTTTGTTGATGGCGAAGTCTTACCTTGACAAGTACAAAGATGCTGCTATGCTATTCTATGATTCGGAGTTCGGTACTCCGCAAGGTTATTTTGAAACATTCGGTATTGATATGGATAGAGTTCTTCATACGCCAATCAAGG